AAGAATGGGGCTCGGGGTGATCTCGTTTGTGTGTAAAAATTCATTTAGGGCTTTGTCTCTTGCTTGCTTTGCGGCCGCCAACTTTTTGTTGCGATGTGTTGCGCCACGTGCAGCGTTGCAAGGTTTGCATGATGGTACAAGGCCGTCGTTGTGTGTGCCTTCGCGGTCTACTTCGACGAGGTGGTCGGCTTCGGTTGCGGGTCGGCGTCGGCACCAATGGCAGATTGGGTTGTCTGCTAGTAGGGCTTTGCGGGCTTGCTGGTAGCCGGGTGATCGGTATTCTTTGCGGTTCATCCTGGCGCCCCCCCATCCAGCTGCGCCCCCCGAGGGGGGCTTGCTGACCAGGGTGCATGGTCGAGCGTTGTGTCGGGTTCAGGTTTGTGGTTCATGTTTGTTTTCAACCTTAGTGATCTGTGTGAGGGCAGAGAGGTGTAATGCCCACCCCGCGGCTTGCCTCTACCCGCGTCCCACTTGCTATTTGCTGAACGTATCGCCTTGACGCTTTGCCCCGCCACCTTCGTGTTGCTGTTTTAGGGCGCGTCAATCGACCCCCGTTACCGGGTGTCATCCATCTGCCCCGCGACGGGCTTAGGTCTATGGTCGATCTAGTCGACGTTGATTTCGGTGCTGTACCAGTAGGCCTTGACCGCTTTACGTAGCGCCCACCGCAGGTATTTCAGCAGCTCATCCTTATGTGCTTTTTCGAGTTCAAGCGCGTTGACGCGCGCGATCATGTCAATGAGTTTGTCGGCTTGCTCAAGGCTCATTGCGTGTCTTTCTTCAACGCGTCAATGACGCGGTTCGCTTCGGCAATCGTTAGGGCTTCGGGCACAGCTGCATCACTAGCCAACACCTGTTGCACGTAATTGAACAGGCCTTCCTCATCGAGCGACAGTTTCTTTGCAAGCGCTTTCATGTAGCCAACCTGTTTCGGTGTGGCTGCTTTAGTACCGCCGACTGTGGTGATGTATTCCGGCGCAACGGGCGGGGCATCCGATCCGGGCGCAAGGTTGCCCGCCCCCGCCCGCTGCACCTTCGCCATCTCCTGACGGGATGGCCTCTTGCCGTGCGTCGCGTAGTCGCAGTTAGCGAGCGCACGACCGATCGCAGACGTTTCACAATTCTCGACAAATGATGTTCGGTTTACGGGGCTTGAGCCTTTGACCTCTTCGGCGTAGCCAGTCGCGGTGGGTGTCGCCTGGCTAGCGTCAAAATAGACCTCGGCGCGGAAGATGCAGCTGTCACCGTCGTAGGCCATCATTGCCGTCTCAATGCGTCCTGTCGGATGATCAACCCAAAAGCGGGCTAGTCGATCCTCGACGGTTTCGTAGTTGCTGAGATCAAATGCCATCGTTGACCTCAGCAAACATGGCTACGGGTGCGTCCTCTGCGTACCATTGCGCCTCGTCGCATGACGGGCAAGCTCCGTGGGGTTTGCCTCGACCGCCCGTGGTGCAAATGACCGAACCGCAGTAGGCGCACATCCACAAGGTTTGTTTGCCGAACAGACTGGCTTGTGTTTGCTTGAATTTCATGCGGCTGCCCATACGGTGAGACGTTGAGCGTGATCATGCTGGCCGCCACGATTGGCGTGGCGTACGGCGCCGGTGTTTACGATGGTGCAACGTCGCACAGCTGCATTGAGCCGACCAGCAAGCCCTTTGGTGACGGGGAAGTGTTGACCGAGTTTGGCCCACACGTCGTCAGCGGTGAAATATCCGATTTCGCGGGCGCAAGCGTCAATTGCGGCGTCTACTTGGCGTTGTTGTGCGGGTGTCCATTTGGCGTCGGCGACCGCCTGGCTGATCTGCATTGCTTGCCCGTACGGGGTGACGGGTTTGGCGGTTAGTACTCGACCGTCACAGACGAAATGGGTGCGGCCTTGAATGTCGGGCCATGAGATTGCGCTTTTGCAGATGGTGCAGTTCATCGTGCCTTCTCCAACGCTGCAATCGCCTTGTCGATTGTTTCGATGTCGTACAGCGGTTCCGGGTCGCACAGGCTCATGGCGTTGCGGATGGTGCGTAAACGTCGGATCACGTCGCTGTACGGGTTGAAGATTGCGTCGACCAGTTGGTTGAGCGCTTCAAGTTGTTTTGCTGATGCTGAGGTCGGCTGAAAGTTGTCGGCCATCATTTGTCGGGTCTCCTTGCTGAGTGTGTCGTCGGGATCTATGTAGGGATGTTCTATCACAGGTGTGTCACGGTGCTGTGGCAGCCCATGGCCCCCACCCAGAATTGTTGTAGATGGCAAGCGCGGCCCGAAGATTGGCTTCAGGGATAAACAGCTCTGAGCAATCGGTTACGCCGACGCCTTGCACTTGTAACCAGCCCTGGGGCCAGTTGCTGTTGGGTAGGCACCAAAATCCGTTGATTTGTGTCAACCCGTATGAGCCGCCCATCGGGTCGTCGACGTTGTGCGCGGTCGGGATGCATCGGCTTTCGCGCAACATGACTACGGCAAGCGTGTCAAGCTGATCTTCGGGCCACCCGACCCGCCGGGCCAGGTTCACGGCGTCGTCGCAAGTGGCAACCGTGGTTGGCAAGCTGGTCTCGGTGACGGTGATTTGCCCGACCGTCGTGGTTGGGTACACGTCCCATGATGCGGGTGTGGTTGTGGCGCTAGGTTGCCCTGAGAGGGGTCTAGGAGCCTCTAGGAGCGTTGTAAGCCCTAGGACTGCTGTAACCAGGGTGGCTAATGCGGCTAATGGGTTCAATGTCATGGCTAGGTTCCTTTCGTCGGTGATCCCACCCTAGGGGATCTGACGGGCCTATGCGGGAATACCCTCGAACACCTTGAGAAATGCGGCTTTGACGAGGTTTGGGTTGTCTGCCATTTTGGGTGTGATCTCGACGTGCCACCAGTCGCCACCAGGCGCCCCGGACACGGTTTGCTTTTGGTAGACCTGCCAGGCCATGCGGTCGCATCGCCATGCTCGACCGAACGGCTGCGGCCAGTAGTCAATGACCATTTGTAAACCAAGTTCGTTTGCATTGGCTACGCACGCCTCGATGAATACTTTGCTGAGTTGTCGCCCGTTTGGTTTGCCACGATGATCGGGCATATCGCGATAAGACAAGTCGACGGCGCGACCTGTGGCGTGTACTGACAAGGTGCCGGGTTTGCCTTTCATGTCGCGTTGACCCCAGCTGCCGTTGTTCCACAGCGAACCGTTGGCGTATTTGACGGCTTGCCTAATCCACTCATCCATGCCTGGGCGCGGGCCTTTAGCGGGACCGTCGGCGTTGCCGATGTAGTCGGTGGCGCCTGGTACGCCTGGTTTAGCTTTGGCTATTGCCACGTCCGTAAACCTGATCGTTGGGGTTTGCCCATCGCATAATGACGGGGAGCAGGGCCGCAGCAGCGGCTTTAGCGAGGTCTTGCGGGTCGGTGTTGCCTGTCGCTACAACAGCTGTGACGGCGGCGATGACAGATCGAGCGTAACTTGAGAGCATTGCTTTGGTTTCTTTGCTCATGGGTGGTTCTCCGTGTGGTGGTCGATTTTTTGTTCTATTCGGCCCAACGCTTCGTGTACCCGTCCGTGATCTTGACGGTTTTCTTTTTGGCCCCGATGAATGATCGCAACGAGTACAGAGAAACCGCCACCGATAAGCACCACCATGATCTCAGTAGCCATTTAGTCACCCGAACAGCGCCTTTATTTCGTCATCAGTCAAACCAAGTTTGGTTAGCGCTTCAGCCCGGACGGTTGCTTTGCGTTGAATTTCGGCATACACGTCTAAGGTGGCTTGGTTGCGAGCGTCAATGTCCGCGATTTCTTGGTCGTTTGCTTCGCGAATTTCGCTGTCAATTTGTACAAGGTGCGTCATAAATGGCCTAACTGTTTGCGTATCCGTAAACGTAGATGACGCCGCCAGTCAATGTGCCTGCTGACCGATCGAGCGTGAACGCGGTGTATGAGGTCGTGTCGTTGGTGTTGGAAAACGCCCAAACGTTGTATGTGGGGCTTGTGCCCGATGCTGCGATGGTGGTGTCTTTTGCGAGGAATGGTGCGGTGATGTCAATAATTGCTGAATGGCCGTTTGTGCCTGTTCGTCCGCAAAATGCGTATGTTGACGTGTTGCCAAGTACGACTGCGCCGCTGTTTGACCAGTCTTGGTAATACAACACCGATTTGTACCCGGTCACTTTTGATCCGACGGTCAGGGTGAGGCCTGCATCCGACACGCTTGATGCGCCGCCACTAATGATGACCCGGTAATTATCGTATGTGGCGCTAAATGCGTTTGAGACGGTGACGGTTGAGACTGCGCTACCGATTGTGGTGGCGCTAATAAGGGTGAGGCCGCTTTTGCCTACTGCTACCCAAGAGCTGCCGTCGTAATACTGGGTTGTGTTGCTGTCTTCGAGATACGCAAACTGGCCTTCGGCAAGCACCTTTTCGCCGGTGCCACCGAAAGCTGCGTCCCGGGTTGTTGTGGTCGCAAACACAGGTATGCCTGTGTTGATCGAGGTCTGCTGTTGTGCGGTCAATACTTGCCCAGTTACGAACGCGGGTACTGATGTTTGTGCGTTGACGCCCATTAGACCGTGACCACCTGAATAAGACGCTTTGCAAACGGTATTGCGTTGCCGTCAAGTGATTTGTATTTACAAGTAAACGTGTTGCTGCCTGCGGTCAAACCTGTGACTACAAATGTCAGTACAAGTGGCGTGGTGACTTCCCCGCCTGTGGGCACATAAACAGGTGCGATTTCGTAGGTGCCTGCGGTGACGGTCGATGCACCGGACACGGCAAAGCTCATGTATTGGCGGTTGGCTACGTTGGCAGCGGCGATGGTTTGGATGGTGACGTACGCGGTAGTTCCTGTCGTGACCGTGACGGTTGGGCCAGCAGTTGCTAGATCTGTGTAGCTGGTGCTGGTGGTTGATTGGCTGGTTGCGATGTAGTCGGCGCGGATCTGCTGCCCGACCGACACCCACGAGGTGCCGTCGTAATACTGGGTTGTGTTTGTGTCCTCAAGGTAGGCAAATTGACCCTCAGCGAGCACTTTTTCTCCTGTGCCACCAAACGCAGCATCACGGGTGCTTGTACCTGAAAACACGGGAATGCCCGTGTTGATTTGGGTCATTTCGGTGTCAGTCAAGATTTGTGCTGCGACAAATTTGGGTACTGAGGTTTGTGCGTTGGCGCCCATACGTTTCCTAGCCTAGGACATTGGTGCTGTCGAGTGTGCCATAGGTGAGATCGTCCAGCTCCAGGAAGTTGAGGATGGTAGTGGGTGCCGTGTACAGGCTGATGCGATGCCCGGTTTGGTAGTCGATAAAGTGCTCGATGCCTTCGATTGACAGCTCTTGGGTCAAGCTTGTGATGGTGTTTCCAGCGGGAAACGATTTTTCTATGGTGATCGTGTCGCCGATGTCAATGATGGCTACGGTGTCGCGTTGGGCGTTGCTAAGCATAACGAACTTGGTGCTTACGCCTGTGTATCGGGCTTCGGGTGATGGGTTGAGTAGGTAGCTGGCGGCGGCGGACAGCTGCGATCCGCTGGTCTCTAGCAAGCTGTTGGTGATCGCTTCAGTTTGAATAAAGTATGTGCTGATTGAGCCTGTGTCTGTGGCGGTTGCGTTGGTGCCATCCAAGTTTTCTAGGTAAGCGCGGTTGATAACGCTGTCAGCTTCAAAGGTAATACCGACGTTGTCGTAGGGGATGTTGGTGCCGTCGTCGTGGAAGTCGGCGACGGATGCTGACAGGGTTGGCCCGATCCGTTCTTGGAATGTGAGTATGCCGTCGCGGGATACGAACAGTCGACCAAATTCGGCGGTGCTGTTGATTTGGTTCAGATAAGCCAGCACGTTGGTGCCTGCCGGGACGGTGTAGGCGCTGTTGTGGCCGAGGTTGACTGTACCTGTAGCAATATTGCGGGCAGTCGGCCCGGTCGGGTAATCGACTTCGGGCAGGTCTAAAACGCTTTCTATGCGTTCGCCTGATGTTTCGATCGTTACGTTGTATTCGTTCAAATACGTTTGTGCCAATAAATAGAACTGGTCGGCGCAATAGACGCTGACGCTGTTCAAACCGCCCAAAGCAAAGTTGTAGTCGTAGTTCACGACGTAGCCTTTGAATAGGTATTCGGGGTCGCCGTTTAGGTCATAGCGGATCAGGTTGGCTTGCCGCATTGGCGCGAGCCCTGGCACGTCTTGGTTGGCATCATAAAACGGGCTAGAAGTATCAAACGGATTGAACACGCCCCCAGCCAAGGTGTCATTGAGCGTAAATGTCATGGTGCCCGCGCTGAATTGGTCGCCTTGGTCTTTGCGGCCTCGACGCACCGAAATGTTGAGGGTGCCGTCAGTAACGTCAGCAAATTGTGTTGTGCCAGTCAGCACGTACGTTGTGTTGTTCAACACGCCTTTGATGGGGTCGTTGAGCGTAAATGCGTCAACGACGAAACCTGTGTCAATTTCTAGCGTGTAATTGCCAGATTGGACGATTGTTGTACCGGGCATCAGACGTACCCGCTGACCTCAATGCGCGCCGGGCCAGCTGAACGGTTGTAAGCGCGGATGCTGTCTACGACGGCTTGCCCGATTTCGGCGCTGGTCGCTAGACCGCCGTTGACGTTTACGGTGATGTTGTCCAGCATGGCGTTGCGGGCGCTTGATGTAAACGGGTTGCTAGCAATGCCCGCCCCGAGCATGTTTGGAGCTTCCATCATTGCTGCTTGTGCCGCGCCCCGGCTGCCGCCGCCACCGCCCCCAGTAGGCACGCTAGGAGCCGCTACGACGACCGATCCACCCCCGGATGACGGAATAGGCACCCCTAGGTTTTTGTCGCTTCCTACGGTCGCTAAAGCGCCGCTACCGGCCCCGCCACCAATGGTCGGCATTTCAGGAATGCTGAAACCTCGACCGCCAATGCCTGGCACCCAGTCCGGGATCTCAAACGACAAACCGCCAAGGGTCGAATTCCATAGGTTTGCGATCGTGTTGAACACGGTGCGAAATACGCTAATCATGCTGTTTAGGTAACTTGCGACGTAATCAACGGCGATTTTTATGCCTGCCTTGAGTGCACCAAATACGGCGTCTGCAACTTTTCTAAAGCCTTCAAATTTGGCGTATGCGGCCACGAGAGCTGCACCCAGTAGCACAATGGCGGCCACGACTAGCCCGATCGGGTTGGCGGCCAATGTGATGTTGAATGCGGTTTGTAGGAATGCGGCGGTTTTGACTGCCACGTTGTAGGCAATGATCGCGGCCGACAGGGTGCCGATCACGCCTGCCAGAATGATTACTACGTCGGCGTTTTCTTCGACGGCTTGCGCCATTTTTGTGATCATCGGTACCAGGCGCTCAAGCAATGGCAGCACGGCTGCGCCAATGCTTTCTTGCATTTCGGCAAACGCGATTTGCATTTTGGCCATACCGCCCTCAGCGGTTTCGGTGAAGGCTTTATTGGCTCCGCCGAACGTGCCACCAAGAACGCTGATGATGGTTTCCATGTCGGCACCCTCACGAATGAGGTTTGCCATTTCGGGCGTGAGCGATCGCAGGGCCTTGAAGTTGCCTTCGTACGCTTTGGCGAGCGCGTCGGCGACGGTGGTTGCGTCAATGGATGTTGCCCGGCTGATGTCGAGCACGAGCGACATTTGGGATTGGGCTTCGTTTATGTCTTTTGTGCCACGCACAAGTGCGGCAAATGCGGGGCGCAATACGTCGTCGGCGACCGCGGCCTGACGCGACATGGCGCTAATCGCTTTTTCAACTTCGGCGATCTGTTCCTGCCCGGCACCTGTCGAGTTTTCAAGCTGTACGGCAAGTGCGGCTTGTGCGGCCTCATCTTCGGCGGCCGCTTTAGCGGCCATGCCAAGACCAGCGGCGAGTGCGCCCACAGCTGCGATCGCAGGCACAAACGCTTTCTCCATCCCATAGCCGACCTTTTCCGAGGTCGTCTCAAGGCTGTTGAATTCCTTTTTGGCGCGCGCAATACCCTTGTCGTCGAATTCGCTAATGATGGGTATGCGAATGCTCATATGGTGGCAATTCTACGATTTATTTCGTTGGCGACCTGTTCAAGCGCTTTGGTCATTTCTTCCTGTACGTCGGTGATGTGCGCTTCGGCTGATGGCCACATGACACGCGACGGGTTGCCAGCAAACGCGGTAAGCGCGTCACCTAGACGGTTTGATTTGCCACGGCCCGCAATGTCATAAATTGCGGCTGCTGGGTCTTTCTGAATGATCGTGACAACGCCATCCTTTTTGCGCCCGGCGTCCACTTTGACTTGTACGCCACGTCGAGCTTTGCGTTGATCCCAGGGCAACAGCTGACGCCCGTTTTGCGTCCAGCGATACCTCATGCCTGATAGCGCTTGTGCCGGGTAACGGCTTTGCGCTTCAAGCACGATCGGGCTGGCGATCTGCTTAGCGTCTTTAGCAAATTGCTTGCGGGCTTCCGGGTCGATCTGGCGTAGGTCTTGCAACATTTGCTTGACCCCGATCACTTCAACGGTTGCCATTAGCGACCCCGTTTCGCCTGTTGCTGTTGCTGTTCCAGCACATAGAACACGGTTGTGAGATCCCGGGTGTCAAACTCCACTTGCGGCGGCCAGTAGCCCGTCATAACTAAGACCTCAGCGAGGGAGCGTCGCCAGGTGCCGCGATGGTAGGGGTTTCGTCGGTGGTTTCTTCGATTGGCGTGATTTCCATGTCCGGGTGTTCGGCTACCCATTCACGCCACGTTGCGGGCACTTTGTCGCCAGCGAGCTTGCACAGGATGTATGCCCAGCAGCACATATCGACAAAGCCGATGCCTTTGCCGTCCGCGGATCGGCGGTTCTCGGTTTTCTCCCACTCGACGATGGCGAGCATGTTGGTGACCATTGTGCGTGGTTCACGCCCGTCTTTGAGGTCGATTTTGAGTTTGACGCGCATTAGTTACCTTTCGTCGGGCAAGGCTCCGCCAGCGCGGGCTTGCTTGGTTTGTTTTCAGCGCCGCCCGATTGGGCTGGCGAGAACATGGTTACGACGTGCTCTTTGTGAGCGCGCCACCCGAGAACGTCAAGTCAATGGTGCTGAGCTCGCCCAAGGACGCGTTGATCGGGGTGTGGCTTTCAAGATAGGCCTGCACCAGTTCATACTTGGGGGCCGTCGCGGTTGGGGTGGTCAATGCTGCGGTAGTGGTTGCAACGATGACGTCAACGGTGGTGCCGACCAAGCTGTAGATGGTGGCTTCGGTTTCGGTTGCCGCGTACGACTGGTACAAGGTAACCGTGATCGTGTTGTTTTGCAGACCTGCGGTGTACTTGCGGGCGCTGTCACCAAACGCGGTGTTTTCCAACGCTTCCTTGGTGTAGTTGACGACGGCGGCGGTGCATTGGTCGGTGAGATCAACGCCGTTGATCTTGATTGCCGGGTTAGACAGATAGACGCTGGTTGCCATGGGTTACTTCTCCTCGACTGGTTCTTCTTTGACTTTAGACGACTTTTTTGCTTTGTCGGTGGATAGGAAGCCGCCCTCAATGAGAGCGTCAATGTTGATGCCTTCGGTTGCATCAAATTTGTCGCCTGGTGTGCCGAGGCGCGGGCTGACGATGATGTACATGGGTTCTCCTAGCTGGTTTGGGCTTGCATGGTGACGGTGAGATCGTAGGCAGGCAGGATTGAGCCGCCGATGTCAATGACGGTTGGGCGGCCTCCGGTGACGGCCACGTTTTTGGCTAGCAACATGGCGCAAATGTTGAGCAACGATCGCTGAGCATCCAGGTTGGCTGGGCCGAGCGTCAGCACTTTTACGGGAAACGTCAGTTTGACGATGTTGTAGTTCCAGCTTTCCCACGATGGGGCGTCAATAAACGCGCATGGCGGGACGATGTTTCGAGGATCGTTGACAACCTGTAGCCCTGTGATGGTTTGCAAGGTTGCGGTCAGGTCGTCGATCGCTTCGTTGAACAGGTCGGTGTAGGCAGGTACGGGCATCAGGCCACCTGTGGGCGGTCAATCCCCAACAACTGCTTCACCATGCCGGACAGGCCAACGACTGGGGCAGTTGCCATGCCGTCAAATGACGCAAACTGATCTATGGATCCGCGCTGACGGTACAAGGCGCCCCCGTACATGATTGTGCCGAGGGTGACGTCGCTTGACGGGCTGGTGCTAACGCTGTCGATGTATCCGGCTTCCTGTCGGCGTCGGTAGCAGAATTGGTTGGCAGCTGCGGCGCATTGCGTCAAGAATGCTGCGTCGCCTGCGGTTGCGGTGCCGATCCCCAACCAGTCCTCGATGTTGGTTGCGGTAATCCACGTACAGACGGGTGTGTATGCGAGCGACCCGGTGGATGCGACGCGCTCGACATTGCTAGCGGTCTTGGCGTACAGCACCTGGTTTTGGATCGGTACCTGGTAGTCGTACAGCAGGTCGCCTTCGGTGTCGGTGCCGATGTACAGGTATTGCGGGAGCGCGTAAACGGTGTAGGAGCCGTTGAACGTGGCGTCGACGCCTGTGACGGTGATTGCGCCGCCTACAACTACTTCTGAGGGGGTGAGTAGTTGTAGGACGGCGTAATTGTCTAACAGGTATTTGTGGGTGACCGTGTAGGTGGCCATGACTGGGGCCTACCTACCGGGCTAGTCGACGACGATCGACTTGACCTGATCGCTGTCGGCGATGAAGGTTGCGACGTACCCGTAGTACGAGAACGTGCGACCGAGGGTGCCTGGCACTTCAACCGACATGAGGCCGCGTACCTGCTCGTAGAACTCGATTGCAGATCCGCGAGCGACGACCATTGTCTTGCTTGCAAAGTTGCGATCGGCAACGAGGTTGAGGCCGAACGGGTTGAACGTGTTGAGCTGGGTGATGTTGGCCGATCCTGCGGCGTTCACTCCCATGAGGCCTGCTGCGCCGGCGTACGGGAAAATGTTTCGCTTGTCGGCGTCCATCTGCTGTCCCAAATACTTCCAGGTGATTGGATCGACGAAGATGTGGTCGGGCAGGAAGTTGGTTGCGGTGAGAATGTCGGTGGCCGCGTCGTACAGCGACAAAAACAACGTTGACGGGTCGGTGCCCGTGACCGACCAGGTTGATCCCGAAGCTGATGCGCCCGAAGTGATGGCGTCTGCTGCGACGTCGTCAGACTTGAGCAGGTACTGGCCTGCGAGATCGCGCAGGATGATTTCCATTGCTGCCGGGCTGGTGAAGTCGACGTCTTGCACGGACAGGGTGACCTGACCTGCGAGCGTTGTCTTGGTGACAACGTTGGATGCGATGACCGGGGTGGTGGCCGAAACTGGGTTGAGTTCAGGCGACTGTGCAGCAACCGATGGGTGCGTCGTCCACGTCGGGCGGATGAACGTCTTGCTGTTGCCACCGTCCGGCATGGCGCGAGCGCCAACTGCCGCAACGACTGGGCGGATGTAGTTCAGATCCTGGAACACAGGGCCGAGGACTGGGACTGGGAGCAAACCAGGCGTGTCGGTGGTGAGAACGTCACCTGCGGCTGCCTGAAGTGCCGACTGACGCGAAAGTGCGAAGTCGCGGGCGGCTGCTGCGACGTTGCGGAACGTTTCGCCACCGATGTGCATTGCGGCAAGGTATTCGCCTGCGGTTGGCAGGTCGAACTGACGCTTTGGCTTGGCCGGGATTGGTGCGGTTGGGATCGCGGCCTCGACTGCGGCGGCCTCGACGACTGGTGCGTTTTCCATTGCTGGTGTCTCCTCTTGTGGGGTCTCTTGTTCAGTATTGCCGATTTCTTCGGTTGGTTGGTGGATACTTGCGGCGACTTCGGTGATGGCGGCTGCGTCGCCAAATGCTCCGACGGGTACGAGCGACAGCTCTACCCAGTCAGCGGCCTTGACAATCATGGTGCCGTCGTCGTCGTAGCTGAAGTCGGTGGGGGTGACGCCAATGGATACCTGGTCGATGACGCCTTCGGACAGCATGATCATGGCGTCCTGGCCTTGGCTAGATGCCGAGATCTTGGCGGTGAACAACATCCCCTCGGGGCTGTCGACGCGCTCGGTGACGACACCGACAGGCATTGTGCTGTCGTGGTACATGAACAAGCGTGGTGCCTTGCCTTCGACGGGTAGTGCGCCTGGCTTGATGATGACGTCTTGCCCGGATGCGACGGTTGCTTTGACGTTGTACGGTACGGCGACGCCGCTGATTTCGCGTCGGCCCGCACCCTTACCAGCGATGATGCTGATGTCGGTGGCATGGAATTTGATCATCGGTTTGCGATCCTCTCTTGCGTGTTTTCTTGAATGTTGACTTCGGATGGTTCATCCATTTTGTCGGCTGCGTATTCCTCTTCAAGGTATTCGTCGGCGTCGAATTCGACGTATGTGCCGCGTGGCAGGACGTTGTCCATTGACAGGGTTGCGGCGATCGCTTCGGCGTACAGCTTGACACCAAAAATGTACAAGTCGGCGCGCGCCTGCTGTGCTGACTGATACGAGTACGACCCGGTCGACACGCCGACAAGGTATGGCGGGACGTTGCCGAGGCGAGCAGCTTCAAGCGCTGAGTAGTTAGCACTTTCAATCAGCAGCATTTTGTCAGGGGTCATGGTGGTCGGCTCGTAGTTCAAATACTGGTTGAGCGCGGCGGTCTGATTGGTGGCGCGGGCCGCGTTGAATTGGGCGGCAATGTCCGTCAATTCTTGTGCCGACAATGGCTCGCCGTCGGTCTGCTTCAGGATGCCCGCAGGGATTGAGCTGCTGGCGTTGCGGTTTCGTGCAGCTTCAATTTTGAGTGCCGTCTCGATGGCGCCTGGTGCCGAATAGATGAGGCCTTGGGTTGGGCTAAGGAATTGCACAAGGTTGGCCGGGTCAAGTTCGCCACCGTTGAAGTACACCTGCTTGGATGGCGCAAACCACACCGGGCCGACCTGATCAGGCGTCGTGATCGACCCGGTCGGCAGACGGGTGAATGATGCGGGGTAGCCGTCGGCGGTGCGTGACGTGATGTACCAAAACGCGCGACCGTAGAAAAACAGGTCGTCAAATGTCCACGCCATGATGTGCCCGTACGGAACGGTTGGGTCGGGTCGACGTAGCCATGACCGTGGTGCCAAATACACCTTGGTCATTTCTTCTTCTAGTTCGTTCCAAACTTCGTTGTACATCTTGAGCGGCATACAGCTGATGACGGATGCCATGAGGTCGCGCGCACGGTTGATCGCAGGTACCGAGATCGCACGGTTGCGGGCTTCACCTTCTTGGTAGGTGTAGTACTGCCCGATCATGTTTGGGCCTTGCGCGTTTGACGTGTAACCGACAGCGGCTTGCACTTCAGCCACGGGGGTGGTGCTGATTGCGGCAGTCTTTTTAGCGAACAGGGCCATGCGTCAAGTGTGCCACAAGCATCGGGCGTTTATGTGTACCCGCCCGCCGACACGATCCCGACGAAAGGCCGGGGCGGGTACGTCGCAACACTACACGCTGACGATCATTGGGCGACCGCTTTGCGCTGGTCGAGCAACCATCCCGGCAGCCCACACCATGCACCTGGCTAACTCGATCGGGCCGGGTGAGCGTTGCGATGACAGCACCAAAGTGTTCTGTGTTTTGACGGCAACAGCGCGTTGGACGTGTTCGGCAAGCATGGTTTCTCCGGTGTGTAACAGCCTGCCCTGGTTGATCAGGTCGCGCACGACGGGAGTGAGTTTGCCGAGTTCGGCGTAGCCGACGATGACGCGGCGACGCTCAAGATTAGGCGGGCAGATGGCGTCAATGCTGGGCGACATGGCAAACCGTACTGACGGGTCGGCGGCGACTTCGGCCAGCTTGTCGTACAGCTCCCCGATGGTGTCGACGACAAATGCGATGGTGCAGACGGTGCGTCCGTCGGGCAAGTTGACGGCCCGTACAGCTGCGTATCGGCTGTCGTCCAGGCTGGCTTCAATGGCCACAATGCCGCCCATTGGGATCGGGCCACGATGTTCAAGTTCGGGCCAACGTCCGGGTGCGATCCAACCACGGGCAACCGTCACCCACAGGTTGAGGCTGGCGCGTAGGAATGATGCGCGGTCAGGGTTTTCGCTTTCTTGCTGCAACGTGTCCAGGGTGAGGGTGTGGCCGATGGCGGGGTTGCCCCATGTCCACGACGCGGGCGACATTGGGTCGACGTGCGGGGGTGGTGACCATTCGGCCATGTAGTTGACGGTGGGTTGCCCGCTGTCGATTGCGCGTAAACCGTGTTCGCGCCAGCGCTGAAACAGTACTGATGCTTCGGTGCCTGCCGTTGACATGAACAGGGCAAACGGGTTTTTGCGGGCGCGTTGCGCAGGCATGAGGCCGCCTTCGACTACTTCGGCGTCAACGTCAAATAGTTCGTCAACGATCAGCAGGTCAATGCTCATGCCGTGGCCCGCGTTGTGTTTGGCTGCTTTGATCCACCACGTCGTACCGTCCGGCATGGTTACTTTGTTGCGACCATACGACCGCGACACATACGCGCCGTATTTGTTTTCGAGAATGTCAGCCAGGTCATCAAAGACCATGACGGCCAAGTCGAGGCGGTGCGCCACAGAAACGATCGTCTGTTTTTCGCCTCGGATCTTTGGCATTTCCAACAGCCAAAACAGGATGACCGATTTCAAGATGATCGATTTCCCGTTCTGACGTGCAACCGACCCCAACGCCGACCGATGCACAAGCTCCCCGGCATCGTTGAACGTCATGGCCCGATCAAGAAAATGCACCTGCCACGGCATCAGCTCAAGCCCTAGGGCGTCCAGGCATATGTCCCCCACAAGCGGCCCATACGATCCCGCCCCATCCGGGCTAATCGTCTCGAGCCTCGGCTGGTCATGGCCAGTTGGCGCCAGTTCAGGCTGGTTCAAGCTGGTCTTGGGATATTCGAGATTGGGGCTCGGGTTTCTCC